CATGGAGGGCCCGCAGTCTGATAAAGACGTCGAGAACTACAAGCTGATGGTGGGCAAGGTCGGTGACCCGACAATCCCGGCGGCTGAGCGTTCTGCCGCGATGGATGCGCTGGAAGAGATTATCGCTCGCAATGCTGGGCAAGCCCCGGCACAGCCTGTTGCTCCACAAACAGCGCAGCCACAGCAGCCTGCCGCCTCAAAGGCTACGGTCGTGCGCACCGGTAAAGACGCCAGCGGACGTAAAGTGATCCAGTATTCCGACGGGAGAATTGAGTATGGCAATTGATCCAGGCTCGATTCAGTGGGATGACGCCCCGCGGCAGCAAACCGCCGCATCAGGTCAAGATGCCATTCTGCAAAAGAACATGCCTTTCGTGGGCAAGCAGCAATCGTCCTACCTGACCCAGCTTTCGCCCGACCAAGAGGCGAAGTTTCAGTCGTGGGTCAAACAAAACAATGTGCCGTTTGACCCATCGCCAACGGCTGACTACGACATGCGCGGGTTCTATTCGGGGTTACAAAAAGGCGACCCCCATGCGCGCACGGGCATGAACGCCAACGATGGCAAGTTACACTTTGGCGACTATTACAAGACGCCATACCATAAATCTTTTTCAGCTGAATCACAGTTCGCCAACAAAAGCGCACCACAGTGGAACGATAAAGACCAGCTCGTCACGCCGGATGGCCGCGTCGTGTTTGATGAGCGTGCTGATATGCCCGGCCAATCAGGCGCCACCTCGTCGGGGGCCGCTACAGCCAGCCCCCAGGCTGATCCGGCCGGGATTGTCTGGGATGACGCGCCGCAGGCCGAGGCATCCCCGGCACAGGTCGCTCAATCAGCCCCTCAGGCTGGACGCTTTGGCAACCTGCTGACCCGTCTGCCACAGAATGCCGGGCAAGACATCGGGCATGGGCTGAACAACGCCCTGCAAGGAGCCTTGGTGGGTGCAGGATCGATCGGTGCAACGCTGGTGGCGCCCTATGACATCGTCAGGGACGCCATAGCGGGCAAGGGTCTATCCCTTGAGTCGAATCGGCAGCGCCGCTCCGATACTTTATCGGCCGCGCAGAACATCTTCGGGGCCGACCCGGAATCCTTGGCCTTCAAAGGCGGCAAGCTCGGCACTGAGATCGCTGGTACGGCCGGCATGGGTGGCGCGCTGGCCAATGGCGCGCGGCTTCTGCCTGGCGCTGCGAAGATTGCGCCGCTGATTGAGTCGATCAGCTCCGGCGGGTTTCGAGTTGGAGGTATGATTGGCGCGCCTGCGTTGGCTACTCGGGCGCTTGGCGGTGCTATCACTGGCGGTGCGTCGGCGGGTCTGGTCAATCCGGAAGATGCTGGCGTCGGCGCCATGGTAGGCGGTGCTGTTCCTGGTGCTGTATCGCTGGCCGGGAATGCAGCACGCGGCCTTGGAAGGGTGGTGCGCGGCGGAGAGATCAGTCCGGAAGTTACGGGGCTGGTGCAAAAGGCCAATAACCTCGGCATCGATATTCCGGCCGATCGGGTCGTCAACAGTAAGCCGATGAACGCCTTGGCCGCATCCCTTGAGTACATGCCGCTCAGTGGGCGCTCAGCTACCCTGGAGAAGATGCAGGGCCAGCTCAATCGCGCCGTGTCGCGCACGTTCGGGCAGGACTCCGACAACGTGACCATGGCCTTGCGCAAAGCCCAAGGCGACCTTGGCAGCAAGTTCGACAGTGTGCTGCAAAACAACACGGTCAAGGTTGACCCGACATTCACCCAAGAGCTGGCGGACCATGCGCAACGGGCGTCGAGCGAATTGGAGTCGGGTCAGGCAAACATCATCCTCAAGCAGATTGACGAGATCATGGCCAAGGCACCGAATGGCCAGATTGATGGGCAGACCGCCTACAACATTAAGAAGACACTGGACCGGATCGGTCAGCGTAACAGCCCGGAAGCCTGGTACGCCGGAGACCTGAAAAAGTCGCTGATGGGCGCGCTAAACCGCTCCCTGGCGCCAGATGAAGCGGCGGCGTTCGCCAAGGTACGCCAGCAGTACGGCACTATGCTGGATCTGAAGAAAATGGCGCAGAACGGCGCGGATGGAGATATCTCGATCGCCCGGCTGGCCAATATGAAGAACATTGGCAACCCGGAGCTGCAGGATCTGGCTGACATCAGCGCGCAGTTCCTCAAGTCCCGCGAAAGCCCGCATGGCGCGATGCAGCGCCTGATGCTTGGCGGACTAGGGGCTGTGGGCGCTGGTTCTGGGGCAATGTCGCCGCTGTTGCTGGGTGGCGCTATGGCTGCCGGACGTGGAGCCAACTCGGCGCTGAACAGCACCGCATTGCGCAACATGCTGCTGAAGGCTCCAAGTCAGGGCGGCGGACTGCTTTCCATTGGTGCCGAGAAGGCCAACAAGATCCTGCCATTGCTGGCTCCGCAACTGCTCAACGGCCAGTAATCCCCTGCCAGAAGCCATAAATGATCGCCAGCACAACGAGGATGATCCCTTTCCAGATCATGAAATCGATCATCGTAAAGCTCGAAAAATCCACAAATACCTCCAAGCCCGCTGATGCGGGCTTTTTATTGGGATAAACAACCATGCCGATCCCTTCTTCAATCAATGACCTTTCGACCACTGCCGGCAGCAACAGCCCAGCAGGCTCGGAATCGCCATCGTTGATAGACGACTACCTGCGCACGTATGCATCATACATCGCCCAGCTGCGCGATCGCACAGACACACCAGTCACCCCAGCGCTTGGCGGTGTCGGCACTGGTTATATTGATGGGTTAATTCCTATTTGGGTAACCGCCACTGAGATTCTTGTTACAGCCGGCTCGGCTTATATACCCTCACTAGGACGGTGTGTAACGGCCGCGGCGGCAAGCCTGTCCGGTCTATCCCTGACCGGTAATACTTGGTACTACCTATACATCTACGATAGCGCAGGCGTACCAACTTACGAGATGTCTACTACCGCGCCGGGCGCCACTTACTCAGGGACGGCGAGAACAAAAGGAGGTGGGAATAGTCGACGATTTATATGTGCGTTACGTTCTGGGAGTAGCGCATTGCGCCCATTTGTCTGGGCGGCCGATTATGTAACCTACACGGACGGGGCGGCGCTATACCCTATATTGAGCAACGGATTGGCAACATCTCCCACAGTTGTATCTGGCACTGCGGTCATTCCGCTAACAACACAGCGCGCGCTGCTGCAAGTGTATGCAGCAGCCGGTAACTCCTTCTCGATAGGTCCGGAGGCCGTCCAGCAGATACTTAGCGTTACGGCAAGTACGCGGGTGCTGGCTCCGGTGATTTCTCGCACAGATCAATTATTTGTGTATACGCACGCAGGAACTGTCACAGGCGGAACGAGTTTAGATATCAGGGGCTACGGCTCGGAGAGATAATCATGCCTTATGCAATTACAACTACAGGATGGCGGGCAATTGAGGCCGGATGGGAGTTGCTTGAAGGGGAAACTTATGTTGAGGAAATTCCTCAGTCGCTCATTGACGCCATAGCTGCTCAAGAATTCTTGAGAGCGGCTACGGCTAATTTGAACGCTCGCCTTCGACTGGCCACCGCCCAGGTTTCCGCGTTACAGGCGAGAGTCGACGCGATAAATGACGCCATCGACGGCGAGTATGCGCTCCCCGAAGAGGTGGATGAGTTGCCGGGTCGGTACGTTCAATTGGCGGCATGGAAGAAGTACCGGGTTTTCCTTGGTAGGGTCAGCCCTCAACCGACCTGGCCTGGCGCCCCGGTGTGGCCTGCAGAGCCAGAGCCGTACACCGACGAAACATCCTCGGCTCGACTAGCGGACCCAGCGGTCTGATCGGTCACCGAAATTGTATGGCCCGCCACTGCGCGGGCTTTTTTCCACCCGGAGAAACATATGCCGATAACCGCGCAGCAACTGCTGCAGATCCTCCCGAACGCCGGCAAAAACGCCGGCGTTTTTGCGTCTGCGCTGAATTTGGCGATGGACCGTTTCCAGATTAACACTCGGCTGAGGATGGCGGCCTTCATTGCTCAGGTCGGGCATGAGTCGGGGCAGTTCCGCTATGTGAAGGAGCTCGGCGGCGACCAGTACCTGAGCAAGTACGACACCGGCACCCTGGCCAAACGCTTGGGCAATACGCCCGAGGCTGACGGAGACGGCCAGCGATTTGCGGGAAGAGGCTTGTTTCAAATTACGGGCCACGACAACTACCTCGCATGCAGCAAGGCGCTGTTCGGTGACGATCGCCTGTTGCGCACGCCTGAGTTGCTCGAGCAAGACGAGTGGGCGTGCAAGTCGGCGGCGTGGTTCTGGAACTCGCGCAACCTGAATGCGCTGGCTGATGCGGGCGACTTCGTAGGCGTCACCAAGCGCATCAACGGCGGGGTCAATGGCCTGGCTGAGCGCCAAGCCTTTTACGCCGCGGCGCTGAAGGTGCTGGCATGAGTATCTGGCTGCGCATCCTTCCTTATATAGCTGCGGTGCTGCTGGTGTCCGGCGCGTTGTTCGGCGCCTATCACCATGGCGTGAGTGTCACCGATGCCAAATGGCTGTCAGCCTGGCACCAGCGCGATGCCGACGACAAGGCGGCAGCGCTGGAAAACGAAACCCGCGAGCGCGCCAAAGAGCAAGCCCGTCAACTCTCCATCAACAAGGCGATCCAAGATGGTCAACGCACGATCGATCAAGCTACTGCTGATGCTACTGCCGCTCACGCTGCTGCTGACAGCCTGCGCGGGGCAGCCGACGCCATTACCGCTCGCCTCTCAGCCAGTCAAGCCGGCGGCAATTCCTGCACTGCCGCCGCAAGCAAGGCAGCTACCCGCGCCGCAATGGTGCTTGCCGACGTGCTCAAGCGCGCTGACCAGCGAGCGGGCGACCTGGCTGCAGCTGCTGACCAAGCCAGAGCAAGGGGAGTAACGTGCGAGCAGGCGTATGACGGCCTAGGGAGATAGCCACGTGCCTGTAATATCAGGTATTGTCGCAGCGCTTTAAAGTCTGATTCTACGTAATGAAAGCTGTAAGCAAATCCATGGGAAATCCAAATGGCATCTAAATTTATTCGTCTGTTATGTGCAGCTGTTATTTATGCGATGTCGCTTTTCCAAAGTACTGCTTATGCGTCAGACCCAGTCGAGGCCACGTTGTTTAATTACGTGCATGAGGCTTTTAAGAATCCAGAAGAGATCAAAGGCATACCCAATGTTTTGATACTTGGAGACTCTATATCTATAGGTTACACATCCCCGTTGCGGAGGAGGCTGACTAATAAAGCCAATGTATATCGTGCCCCCGAAAACTGCCGAGATACTGGTTATGCAATGATTAACATTGATAGCTGGCTTGGCGCTCGCCACTGGGATGTTATACATTTCAATTGGGGAATCTGGGATACGCATCTACTGGATGAGAAGGGGCAGATTGTCGCCGATGAAGCAAGCCATCATGGATTTTCCCGCATTAGATTCACTCCAGAGCAATATGCTGAAAATCTCACAAAGATAGTAGATCGCCTGCAAAAGACTGGTGCAAAACTTGTTTGGGCTAGCACTACTCCTGGCATGTCCAGGACTGGTGATCGCTTTAAAGATATTGAAGTTCGGAATGCGATTGCGGCCGAGATCATGAAAAAACGCGGCATCCCTACAGATGATCTTTTTTCCTTTGTGCTTCCGCAGGCGGAAAAGCTTCAGCAAGCAGATAAGTTCCATTTCACCGAGGCGGGTAGCAATTTGCTTGGTGTGGTGGTCAGCGAGAGCATTCTTGGCCAGCTAGCAGCGACCAAGGACTGATCGCTCTGGCGACCTGGAAGAAATCGACAGCTGCCTGTATGCGCTGTCGTGGTGGTGCAGGTAGGTTTGATTTCGGCAGAGCGCTGGATAGGTGGGGCGCTTACGCCACGCTGCTACCAGGCGTGACGAGATCTGCCCACTCCTGCATCATTTCCCGGCGCTGCTCCAGGTAGGCGGCGTGATTGTATACGTCACGGATGACGCTGCTGTCGGCGTGAGCCAATTGGCGCTCGATCCAGTCGCGGTTGTACCCGCGATCGTTCATCTCGGTAGAGAACAGGTGCCGGAAGCCGTGGGGCGACTGCTTGCCGGTGAGCCCGCAAGAATCCATGACGTTGTTCGCGTAGTTGGTGCCGATGGGTGCCGTGGAGATATTGCGGTTCATGAAGACGTAGCGCTTGCCGCCGGTGATCGGCAGCATGCTTTTCAACAGATCGACCGCTTGCCGCGACAGCGGGACCGAATGGTCCCTGCGCATCTTCATCTTGGCCGCCGGCGTCGTCCAGGTTGCAGCCTCCAGATCAATTTCAGACCACTCGGCATGCCGCACTTCGCCCGGGCGCGAGGCGGTGTAGATCATCAACAGAAGGGCGGTGCGGTGCTGGTGGCCAGATGCGCAATCCCTGATCGCCGCCATGGTTGTTGGCATTTCACTGAAAGGCAGGAATGGGTGCGGCTTGTGCTGGCCCATCTTCTCGGCGACTGCGTGCATCTCGGCGGCGGGGCTGGCCTCTATCACTCCGGTGGCAATGGCGTAGCTGAACACCTGCCCCATACGCTGCCGGATCTTTACGGCGGTCCCAACTGACCCGCGCTTCTCCACACGTCGAATTAAGCCGATGACGTCGGCTCGCTTGATGGAGTCAATCTGGCGCTCGCCAAGCGTCGGCAGCACATCCAGCTCCATGGCGTTGCAGATCACCCTGTAGGTGCCAGCGGAAATACTTCCTTTCCTGAAAGCCAGCCATTCGTCATAGACGCGACGAAAAGTCTGCCCCTCGGCCTCGATCATTCCGGCCTTCTTCTCCCTCCTTGAATTGCGCGGATCAACACCTGCTGCGATGTCCTCCCGTGCCGCGTCTCTACGCGCGCGCGCTTCCTTTAGGCCAGTGTCCGGGTACGTCCCGAACGATATGCGCGCCTGCTTCCCCAGCCACGTAAACCGGAAATGCCAGCTCTTGATGCCGCTTGTGGCGATATAGAGCGAAAGCCCCAGTGAGTCTGGGAGCGTGTAAGCCTTGTCCTTTGGCTTTGCCTGTTTGGCCGCGGTGTCCGTGAGTGCCACTAGTACATCCTCCCGATGGTCATTTTTCAATGTACTGGATGATGTACTAACTGTTTTGCATTGGGAAGGGATTGCTCGGTACGCGCTGATACTCGCAAAGCGCTATTTTATCGGGGTTTGATTGTGTTTGTGAGGCGGGGAGGTTTTCGGTGGGAGGCTACCGTGGAATTTTTGAAGATTTCCACAGTGATTTCAGCTCTGTCAGGTGGCGATCGCCGCGGCGATGTGGGCAGGCGGCGAGTTTAACAGTTTGCGTTTGGCGTTGCGGGAAAACACTGACTAAAGGGTCAGCA